AGAGGGAAGAATAGTAGATCCCCCTCTGATGGTCTTGCTTCTAGAGAGAATTCTCCACCAGAAGTTTGTACCATTTGCTCCCATCTTCTTTTAGATAGAACAAACGTAGCTTGGTCTCGTATCTCAATACCAAATTTTGTAAACAGTTCGCCTTGGCCTTCGAAGCCATCGACATTCTGAATATACATTTCTAGAGGATACGCTTGATTGAACTGAGACAACGTATCTTCGTCAAAGATATCATCAGTTGCTACTTGTGTTCGTGGAAGATAGTAGATATCTTGGCCGTAGATTTTTAAGCTCTCAATGATAAGGTCTTCGATGAGACGCTGTTCATTGGTAGTTCCGCTTGTCAGTCCACTTTGAAAGTAAAAGTTTGTAGGCATGATCTTATCCTACATAGAACGAAGGAGGTAATTCGTAGCGAGATTGCATCTCGTCTTCTATAGCATTAATCTCTGTAATAGCCTCTTCGAAAATTTTGTCGCCGTTGAGCGTAACACCGCCTGGCATTTGAATTCCACCAAACTTCTTCATGTTCTCGCCCCACTGTCTTTTGATAAGAGCAGTAGCGTATTTTTTTAACCACATATCGTCATAGACTTCTGTGTATTCTTCTGGATCAAGAATTGCGTAAGCTTCAGCAACTACATAGTCACCAGGATCAAATGTCTTGTCCCAATCTGTGTCGATATATAGTCTATCAGTCTTTCTGTTAAAACGAATCTGTCTGTCACTGATAAGAAGTTCATCGAGTGTTTGAAGATGAGACTGAACCATGCTGTAGTAAATCATGTCAGCGCCCATCAGATTGTACAAATCGTTTTGTCTAAACTGATACTGTATGTCGAATAAATTGCCGTCTTTAGTGTTTGAAGTTGCAGCACCACCAAAGTTGAATAGTCTGATAACACCTGTAATGCCGTTACTGATAGGAATATACTTGTTATCCATATCACCTGCGACATACGGTGTAGTAGAGTCAAGGGATGCTATGGTACCAGAAATAGAACCTGTGATTGTTTCTCCTGCTACAAATACGCCAGCAGTATCTTCAACAGTTAGAGTTGTGCCCGACCCACTCCTTACTACTGTACTAGCACCTGAAGTTGAGCCAGTAACTCTGTCGTTATTTAGAAAGTTACCACCAGCAGGAGTAGTGAGATTGAGAGTAGAGCCAGTGATCTTATGCTGAACATAAGTTCGCTCTACGCCATCAAAATGATACTCTTGCCAAAGTTGAATGGCATCATCGATGCGGTCGTTGACCTGATCTTCATCAACATTAATCTCGATGACAGGAAAGCCAAGCCTACGCAAACAGTAGTCTATTAGCTCTTGTCTAGTTGATAATGCCATTCGTGCGTTCCTTCGGTGTTTCTTTTATTTATAATATTAAATACTATAGTCAGCAGCAAGTAAATTTAATACTTCTGTTTTTTCCTGTTCTGTTAGAGAGCATTCATTTAAATAATTCATAATAAAAGTTTCTGGACTATCTTCTTCAATATTATTTATTATATAGTCGTATGTTTCTGTTATGATATCCATAAATTCTCCTTACAATTTTGTTATTGTACAGTATCCATTAGAGGGTTTGTAATTGAATGCATTTAAATTTCCCACGCTTCCAGGATAAGGAGCGGTTACAGAACTTGGTGCGTAAAAAGAGCCATCACTAGTCCAAGCATTAGATGCCGCAGAAGCTATAAAACTTCCTCCACCACCGGAATAGTTGCTGTTGTTACAGTTACCACCACCAGAATAGCCGCCTCCACCGCCCGAACCGCCCCAACCGCCTGGTCCGCCACAGCCAAACCCACCGTGCAATCCTGATCGTGAAGATGGTTGTGAGGTATCATAGGTGGTATCAAAGTGTCCTCCCTCTCCTCCATTTCTAAAAGATTGCGCTCCTAAGAAATAATTATATCCTGACACAAATACTGGCCGACGTAGATCTCCTTTACTATTGCCGTCGGTGTAAAATCCTGCGGCGCCGCCGCCACTGCTGTCTGCATTATGTCCGCCACCACTAGCAGCATACCCGCCAGTGCCTCCGTTTGATCCTGATCCATTTTTACCGCTGGTGCCAGTATTTGCTCTAAGATTTTGATTATAGGTTGTAGTAGATCTAATTGTACCTCCTCCTCCAGCAACAATCAAAGGATCAGAAGTAGCTACTGAGTTTCCAGTGGCAACGAAAGTTCCTCCGCCGCCTCCTTGCCAAGGTCTTATACCATTGTAATATGACTGTTGGCCCACTAATATAAAAAGAATAGTTCCCGCTTCTAAAATAAAATTTGCCTGCATTATAGCTCCTGCTCCAGTATATCCTGAGCCGGCTGTATTTGTTCCACTTGCTCCCGCTACTCTTATTTTATATGTAGCAGTTTGCGGAACAGTCCAATATTGAATACCATTAACTGCATTATAAAAACTAGTATTATTTAACCAAGGATTTGTTGAAGTGTTATAAAAAGATTTTAGAGTACTAAGACTTGGGCCAGTTCTACCTACTGTATTTGCTGAACTAAAATCAAAAAAAGAAAAATCATAAAGTGCTGGTGCTGATTCTGAAGGCGGCACATTAGATATAAGAAAATTCTGAATGCCTGCCATTATGACACATTTCCGTTAATGACACAAAGTGTACTAGAGATAAAAAATATAGTAGCTATTCCTCGAGTTGCTAAAGTAACAGATGATACGTTTGTATTTGTCCCGCCTATATATGCAGTAGATATAGAAAGAGTAATTGTTCTATCGCCTGTAGTATTATTAAAAATAGAAACAACATCGCCTTCAGAAAATGTGCTGTTAGGCACAACAATACTACCGCCTGATCCTATCTGAACATATTTCCCCACATCATTTGTACTAAGTGTATATGAAGAGGTTTTTGTGCCTACTGCTGGAATATTAAGATATCCTATATTATTAGATCCAGCAGAAATAGAAGCAAACGATAAAGTACCAGAACCATTAGTAGTTAATACTTGACCATTAGTGCCGTCTGATGATGGGTAGATTAAGTTTTGAATTCTAACAGTATCTGAAGAGGGGTTACCTACGTATACATTCCCTGACCCACCACTTACATCAGTCGCATTGCCTTGAATATAAACAGTACCGTCAGTATTGGAGCCTCCACGAGCACCACGAATATATACATCACCAGCAGAACCGTTACTGCCGTTATACATACCTGTAATACTGGCGTATGAAATAGCCCCACTTCCATTCTGCCCACCAAAGATCATGTTACTCTGTAAGTCTAAGTTGCCGCCCAACTGAGGAGTTGTATCTTCTACAAGATTCGAGATACCACCAGAAGCATCAGCGAATGAAAGGTTACCAGAACCGTCTGTAGTTAGAACTTGACCATTAGCGCCGGCACTAGTAGGTAGTGTTAGTGTATAACCAGACCCTACACTAGAGGGAGTAGTAATTGTTACAGGGCTATCACCACTATTTGTAAATATTAATTCACCTCTTGATAAGACTAATTTATTGTAAGCGTTGGCGTAAATAACTCGACCTGATATAAGTCCAGGTGCATTGTCTTCATAGAAGCTAAGATTGGCGTATCCTGTTCCAATAGAATGACCGTTTGTATCTAAATTGGCACCAAGTTCAGGTGATGTATCTTCTGAAAGCTCAGAGATCCCACCACCACCAGAAGCTGCGGCAGCTAGTGAATAAGTGAATTCATCAGCGTTTGGAGCGTATCCTGGAGTAGATAATTGATAGATATATGTCCTGCCAGCGGCGTTAGTGCCATCATCAGCCTCTTCACCGTGAGCACTAACGATAGCATAGTTACCAGATATTGACACTGAATAACCAAAGTAATCATTTCCAGTTGTACCATAAGGATTAGGATTATCGAGCGTAGCAACTAATTCACCTGTAGTGACATTGAAGATGTGTGCTATACCTCCATAAGTATAACCTAGCGCATATGCACCAACAATAGCATAGTTACCAGATATTGATACTGCGTAGCCAAACTGGTCCTCATAAGCATAAAGTCTAGGGTTATCGAGCGTATGAACTAATTCACCTGTTGATACATTGTAGATGTATGCTTTACCTGCAGAAGAACCGCCATCAGAACCCTCTTCATAAGGTGCGCCAAAAATAGCATAGTTACCAGATATTGCTACTGAGTTACCAAAGTAATCATTCGCACTTGTACCATAAGCATTTGGATTATCGAGCGTATGAAGTAGTGTACCTGTTGTTACATTGTAGATGTATGCTTTACCTGCAGAAGAACCGCCAGCATCATCTTCACTCCAAGCGCCAACAATAGCATAGTTACCTGATATTGCTACTGAGCCGCCAAATTTATCCTCAAGACCTGTATCATAAGCATTAGGATTATCAAGCGTATGAAGTAATGCACCAGTAGTTACATTGAAGATATATGCTTTACCAGAAGAACTGCCACTAGCATCATCCTCGAATATAGCGCCCACAATGGCGTAATTACCAGATATTGCTACTGACTCACCAAAGTAATCACCAGCACTTGTACTATAAGCATTTGGATTATCTAATGTATGAACTAAAGCACCTGTAGTGACATTGTAGATGTATGCTTTACCCGACTGAGTGCCACCTCCATCATCTTCTAAAGATGCACCAATAATTGCATAGTTACCTGATATTGCTACTGAGGTACCAAATTTATCCTGAGCACTTGTATTATAAGCATTAGGATTATCTAATGTGTGAACCAATGAACCTGTTGTCACATCAAAGATATATGCTTTACCAGAAGAAAGACCGCCAGCATCGTCTTCATAACGAACACCAACAATTGCATATTTGCCTGATATTGCTACTGACTCACCAAAATTATCATTAACACCTGTATCATAAGCATTAGGATTATCAAGTGTATGAAATAGAGATGCTGCAAATGACTCGCCACTAGCAGCATCAGCAAAGGATAGCGTACCAGAGCCATCAGTTGTTAGTACTTGACCGTTAGAGCCGTCTGTAACATTTAACTCAGTAATTCCTACTGTATTTGCTGCGATTGAGGTCAAATATCCTGCTGTTGAATGGTCGCCCCATCCGTATGCAGTATCCCAATTGCTAATCTTTGTATTGTCTTGAGTCCATTTAGTAGCAATGCTATTCGTAATAGTTGTTGAGAAGTTAGCATCATCGCCAAGTGCTTCTGCCAATTCATTGAGTGTGTCGAGTGCGCCAGGAGCCGAATCAATTACTGTATTAACTACCTCATTAATTCTGTTATCTGTAGCTGCTGCTGTTAAAAAACTTGTGTCATTATCTAAGAAGGGTTGAGCGCCAGTTTGTATTGCGGATCTAGCAAAGTCTGATACTTTAGTTCCGTCAATAGCCTCAGTACCTTCTACTTGAGTTTCAATATCTTTTAGAGTGTAATTAACACCAGTAAAAAGTTTACCGTTTTTATTGTCAAAGAAAAAACTTCTAAGTCTACGAGCCATTATTGAGCAACCTCTGTCGTCTTAACTATTGCTGTCCATCGTATCGTTTTACTTGTTGCTCCAGTTACAAAAACATTAATCGCATTATTTGTATCGTCAGCTCGAACATCGACTGACAGCGCAACATCGTCTTGTGCTACTGCGATTTCGTATACACTACCTACATCAGCTACAGTTTCGCTAAAATTATCAGCGCAACCTTTTAGATGCCAAGAGGCACTTTCGCCTGTAGCATCTGTTCTTCGTGCTACAATAGATACTTCGTAAAAGACTGTTGTGTTTGTAGCGACAGGAATTCTTGTAGATGCTGTTGTCAGAATTTCTGTTTCAGTTGCGTCGGTGGTTGTGCCATGAAGAACATATTGATGTGTGTAATATGAATCAGTACCTTGAGTTAAGATACCATCTATGTCTATATTACCTGTGCCTGTAATATCATTTGAGTTAAGATCAAGATCGCCGCCAAGTTGAGGTGTAGTATCTTGAACTAAACTAGTAAATGTTTCGCTTGTTAGATAACTTGATAAGTCAGGAGGAGTATAAGTAAATACTCCAGTAGAATTATTGTATGATAGTGCTGCGGAGCCTGCTGAGTTAGTTGTTACACTTAAATCAGTAAGAGCAATGCCGCCTCCTGAAGCAGGTGAACCGCCATCGAGGCTAGACATATCATAAGTATTTGTAGCAGTAGTAAGATTTCCTAAATCAACTTCATCCGCAAAAAACACAGGTGTTTCTGTGGTAGTATTAAAAGAAACTATAGTTCCATCAGATTTTTTAGAAAATATTTTAGCGTCAGTTAAATTTAATGCCAGCTCACCTACCGCAAGATCACCTGATCCTGGAGTAGATGAGCTAGTCTCACTTCGTTTTACTTGATATACTATAGCCATAATTCACTACCTTAGTTCAACAATGTACCAGCTGAATTATAAACATCAATTCGATTATTGTCGATTTGAGTTTGAATAGAACTAGTTACACCATTTACATAGCCTATCTCTGTAGCAGAAACATCGCCAATAGAAGTAGTTGAAGGCAAACTTACAGTTCCAGTAAATGTAGGTCCTGCAAGTGGAGCTTTTAACGCAAGACTGTTAGTTACTGTAGTTGAGAAGTTAGCGTCATCACCGAGTGCTGCTGCCAATTCATTAAGTGTATCTAATGTAGCTGGAGCAGAGTCAGTAATTGTTGCAATGATGTTTGATGCAGTATCATATCCATTAGTAGATAGATATGTGCCTACATCAGAATCGCCATATGAAGCGGCTGCTGCAAGAGATAAAGTTCCTGCGGCATCATCATATGTTGCAGTGATGTTAGTGTGAGTAGCAGTTGTGAACATACTCGCAGCGGCATCTTGTACTTGTTCCGTAGAAACACTTACGTTAGATCCGTCTGCTAAAGCAATTTCAAAGCCGCCCTGTGTTGAACCATCGTGAACTACTAGGGTATCCTTAGTAGTATTGACGGTAACTTCTCCTTCAGCACCAGTGAACGATGCATGTTCGGCAGTAGTACCTCTTCTTAGTTGTAGTATTGTTGGCATTTTCTATTCTCCTAGCTATAAGTGCCGCAGTCAATATCGGTTATGTTTGCCGCAGGAATAGCTGTTCCACTATCCAGGTTGTTTAAGTCAGAACGCAACATTTCGAAACCACCTGCTGTACTTCCATCATGTAATACAATGGTATCTTTTGTTGTGTTTACGGTAATCTCACCCTCTGCGCCTGTAAAGGTTGCATGTTCGGTAGTAGTACCTCTTCTAAATCTAATTCTACTAGCCATTATGCGAGACTCCCGTAATCGATTGAGTTATAATCAGCTACATCTTGTGTGATTAGACCGTAGTCTTGGTCAGCATTAATTGATACTTTAACAATTGCTGTACCAGCTTCAGAATCAAAATCAACAAACATGTTTCCTGTTTCTGTGTCTGCAAATGCAAACTTTGTAACTTCGTTAGTAACATCAGTATCCGAAGCAGTAATACCAGGATTCATATCTACAACGGTACCGTCAGACTTCTTTACATAAATTTTCTTGTCAGTTGGATTGACTGCAATTTCGCCTACAGCTAGATCACCTGAACTCGGTATCGAGCCCTGTGTTTCCGACCGTTTCGGCTTGATTATTGTTGCCATTTACCGATTCCTCTTTTGTATTATTTCTGAGCTTTTCTTTAAGCTCTTTAATTTTATTCTCGGCATAATCTAAATCTTTTAGTAACTTAACATTTTGATTGAATAATGTAGCTTTTTCTTCTTCTAATTTTTTAGTATCAGTAGGTGCCTTTACTTGTTGCTTGGCTTCTTTCTCAAGTCTTGCAACTTTAGCTAATGCAGCATCCTTTTCTGTTTCAAATTGCGCTATAATTCCATTAGCTTGTTCAATACCACCTTCTAGTCTTGAAATGAAATCTGCATCATCTTTAGCTTTTCGCTGAAGATCGAAGTTTTCATTCCTCAATTTCTCTTCAGTGTCCTTTAGCTCTTCAATCTCTTGAGCCTGATTTCTTACTCTTTCTTGTATCTCTGCCGTTTCAGTGGCAGCATTTTGTTGCTTTGATTTTAAAAGAAGATTTTCAAGTGTTAAATCATTCACGCTCTTTGCAAGATTTGCAATATAAGCATTAATCAAGTTTTCGTTTTCCATTATAATGTCACCTTTGTTATGTTAAGTAAAAGAGGGGAGTTTCCTCCCCTCTCTCTTTATACTATTTAGTATGAACCGCCGTCAAGAGTGTTAGTCCAATCTGGAGTACCACCGTTTGAGTAGAGGATATAACCGTCAGTACCTGCGGCTGTCGCTTGCAAGGCACCAGTTCCGTTACCGTAAACGATACCGTTGCTAGTGAATGTGCCTGCGCCAGTACCACCGTCTGCTACTGCGATTGCAGCAGATAGACCTGAAACAGTACCGCCAGAGAGTGAACCAGTTACGTCACCTGTGAGGTTACCAGTTACGTTACCAGTAACATTACCAGTGAGATCACCAGTCACATCGCCAGTTACGTTACCAGTTACGTTGCCTGTAACATTACCAGTTACGTTACCAGTGAGGTTAGCAACCAAAGTAGCAACAGTATAGCCAGTTGCAGTCTTGTCAATAGTGTTGCCAGTGATGTTTTCTTGTGATTCAAAGAGATGGAAGTTACCGTCGTTTGCGTCACGGAAGAGACCAGTAGTCTTAGCAGCACCGTCGTTGAACTTACCGAAGAAACCGATGTCAACTGCGTCTGAAGCGTTACCAGTAGCGAAGGCTACGAGTGAATCTTCAACTGCCATGTTAGTAGTGTTAACCTGAGTAGTTGTACCAGAAACAGTCAAGTTACCAGAAACAGTGAGGTTACCACCAATAGTTGGGTTGTCTACGAGACCAATAGTTACTTTGTTAGCAGAAACAACAACATCAGTTTCGTTAGTTGTGCCTTCGAAAGTAAGAGTTTCGCCACCAGCAACAGTATCAGTAGTTGTACCGTCAGTAATGTCGAATGAAGTAGCAATTGCTTGCTCAGATACGGAAGTTACACGACCTTTTGCGTCAACAGTAATCTGTGGAACAGCAGTAGTCGAACCGTATGTTGCAGCAGTAACACCTGAGTTAGCAAGTGTAAGAGTGATGTCTGCATCAGCAGAACCGTCAAAACTTACAGTACCAGTTGCGTCACCTGAAGTGCTGATGTTGCGAGCAGTTTCAAGCGCAGATGCAGTAGCAGCGTTGCCTGAAGTGTCTTGGTTACCAGTAGTGTTTACACCAGGAAGATCGATGTTTGCAGAACCGTCGAATGAAACACCACCAATAGTGCGGGCAGTTTCAAGAGCAGTTGCAGTATCAGCGTTACCAGTCACATCGCCAGTTACGTTACCAGTGAGATCACCAGTCACATCGCCAGTTACGTTACCAGTTACGTTGCCTGTAACATTACCAGTGAGGTCACCAGTTACGTCACCAGTGAATGTAGCGTCAGTGCCGTCAGTGCCGTTTTCAAGTACTTTAGAAGTACCATCTGCTGCGAACACATCACCAGTCAAACTAGTTGCGTCTGCGCCTGATACAGTACCAGTAAGTGTAACATCGCCTGAACCATCGATGCTTACAGAACCAGAAAGGTCACCAGCAAGTGTGATTGTACGAGCAGTTGCCCATGCAGATGCAGTATCGGCGTTACCAGTGAGATCACCAGTTACGTTACCAGTTACATCAGCAGAGATTGCACCAGAACCGTCACGCTTGACAATAGCGTTAGCAGTTTTAGCTGAAGTTGCGCCATCTACTAAGTCAGTGTAGTATTTACCACCAACCTTGTGAATAGCAGCAGAGTTGTCGTTATTGACGGATTCGATGTATAGAATCGCACTTGCACCGTCGTTGGCTTTGTCTTGTGCATAAGCCATTTCCGCTTCTTGCAATGCACTCGTAGTAGGGGCAGTTGCTGCCGTTGAGCGTTTAATCTGAATTACAGTTGCCATGTTGGCGTTTCTCCTTTATTAATTGAAGTACTTCTTTTTCTTATAATATATTTTTTTAATAAGTACCACCGTCTAAGTTTTCTAGCTGAATCGAAGAACTAATCGCTTGAGCTATCCACTTTCCGGTTGCCTCGTCATACACTAGTGTATAACCATCTTCCAACGTAGTAGAGTCTACATTAGCTAATTGCTCTACTTTGGCTGAGGTTACTCTTTTTGATCCTGTAGCAACCGTTGAAACAATTCTTGGGTTGCTAGACGGGACCGAAACTTTGATTGCCATTATCGTGTTACCTCTGGGGTTACAGTTATTATGCCTTCCATTACTCTTACAGTTTCATCAGGTGCGGCCATCTCAACATCATAAACATATCTACCTGCTTTCAAAGCAGATGTTTGCTCAGGGGTCAAAGAAAGCGTAATTTCGCCTGTTAAGTTTACTTTACTTGTTGTAAAGGCTGTATAAGTACTAGTATAATAACTTTTACGAATCTGAGAAGAAATAGTATAATCAGTCAGATCGGTCGGCGATCCATCGTCCGAGGTTACATTAATAGTAAGATCAAACGTAGTTCCCTGATCTATAACTAAATTTTGTATTCCAGCCATTTGATTATCCTATGTGTTCACTCTTTTATTTATAAGAAAATAAATCTTACTATGAAGACAATTTTAACATTAAAGTACGGTGACAAGTATACGGCGAATGACGTTAATCGTATTGTTGAGGCTACCAATAACAAATATAACTACGTCTGCGTTACAGATGATACAGAAGGTCTTCACTCTGATATTTATACGATCCCTATTGAGGAAGAGACAGAAGGTCACTGGGAAAAGGTAAAATTATTCAAATTAAATACATTTGGAAAGATTCTGTATCTAGACCTAGATGTTAGAATACAGCATGATGTAGATCATCTGTTTGATATGCTTGACAATACTCCTATCGTTTGTTATACTTATTGGAAAGATAAAAACTTTCCTTATCATAAAGACGCTAGGTGGTCATTTAATTACCTAAGTAACTTCAATTCTAGTGTAATGTTGTGGGAAGACGCAACGCATATATATAAGTATTGGGAAGAAAACAAAGATTATTACATGGTTAAATACGCAGGTGACGATAGATTCTTATACCATGAAAACTTTACTTTCGAGCATTTCCCAGAAAACGAGATTTACTCTTACAAATTCTCAGGCGGAACTTACAAGCCTGAATATACGATAGCATTATTAAACGGGCAAGCAGACTTTCCCGACATTGAGAAAGAATATGATGAACTTTGTATGCATAAAATGGGGTGACAAATACACTCCTGATTATGTAAATAATCTCTTTCGTATGGTTAAGAAGAACTATACGAAGCCTTTTACATTTACTTGCTACACAGACGACACTGAAGGTCTAGAGTGTGACACGCATTCTATTCCTGATGACGGTGTTCTACATCCAGATCATTGGTTTGGCAAAGAAGGATATTGTTGGGATCGTGCAAAGTTTATTGTATTCAATTCACACAAATGGTTAGGATATGAGGGCAAGTGGTGTTATTTTGATTTAGATGTTATCATTCAAAACAACATAGATGATATAGATGAGCTGGCAGAAAAGCCAAGAATAGTGCATTCAAAGTGGCAAGACCCAAAACAGAAACACGAAAGACTCTTTATTGATATGAGAGGCACTTTCTACAACTCTAGTATGATGCTTTGGAACTCTGACCAATGTGAAAAAATATATCACGAAGTTTTATTCGATGATGAAATGGTTTTCAAGACCTTCTATAAAGGTTCTGATAACTATCACTATTGGAGACGCAGAGATTTCTGGTCAAACATTCCTTTTGATTGGGTATACTCATACAATAGAGGCATGAATTATCCAGATGATTTAGAGTTATTTAAATACAGACCCGATGCTAAATTGTGTGTATTCAATACAGACCTAACGCCTGATCCTAGAGCTAAAGCACAGATAAAACTTGAAGACTTGAAAGATAAAGATTTATTGAGGTTATGGAAATGCGAGTAAACTACATCTGCTGCAAATGGGGTACTAAGTATGGACCTCACTTTGTGAACAAACTAAAGAATATGGCAAAGCGTCATACTGATCCTGAAAAGTTTGACTTTCACTTCTATTGCTATACTGAGCATCCTGAAGGTCTAGACGAGGAGATTAAAGTAATTGACTTCCCTGACATTGACAGCATTCATCCTAAGTATTGGTTTGGCTCTGATAATTTTAAATATGGTATGGCTCGTTGCTGGGATCGCCCTAAGACTTTTGTCTTTAACACTCATAATTTTGCTGACGATAAACCTACTGGGCGTTTCGTTTTTCTGGATCTGGATGTTATTATCCAGAATGATATGGGGCCTATCATTACATACGACTTAGATCGTCCGACTAAACTTAGAAGTTGGTGGCAAGATCCTCGTCCAATGAACACTCGTCAGTTTAAATTGGCACACGGCGCTTACACTAATGGAAGCTGTCAAGTATGGAGTGACGATCAATGTGAAGTAATATGGAAAGACGTTCTGAAGCATCAAGAACAGATATGGTTTACATTTACCGACGGCACTGATAATTACCACAGCTGGCGATGGGGAGATTTTAGTAAAGAAAAACTGTGGGGCCATTTCCCAAGTTGGATGGCATACTCATACAATCGTGGCCGATCTTGGGACGAAGATGATCTGAGAGTAGATACTTATCGCCCAGGTGCTATTCTTTGTGTATTCAACATTGACTTGCTGCCATTTGAAGATAAAAGTCGTGGCAGCACTAAACAAGATGACTTAGCAGATCCTGACTTATTAGCGCATTGGCAATGATACACATCTATACAGTTAAATGGGGAACAAAGTACTCTTCATCTCATGTGAATGAGATATACAAACATTGTTTAGAAAATGTTGAAGAAGATTTTGAATTTTATTGCCTCACTGAAGATAGTGATGGACTTTTCAAAACTATCAATGTCATAGCTTTGCCAGAAGATAACTACTATGAAAAGTGGTGGAACAAACTTTATTTGTTTGATAGTAATGTTGTCACACAAAAAGGCGAAAAGTTATTTTTGGATTTAGATATAGGTCTTCAGAGAAACATAGACTACTTTATACAGCATCCGTGCAAGAACAAATTATTATTTGTAAAGACTGAGTGGCACAATCTAGAAAAAATGAAAAAAGATACTGAGCATGTACCACACAAGTATACTGATTTAAATTCTAGTGTGTTAAGATGGAACGATAGTCTAATTGAATCAGAAGAAATGAAAAGATTCAATAAGATGATTAGAGACTATCCTAGTCAAATGTTTTTCTATTTTAGAGGACTAG